AAACAAAGTTATTAAATTAAAACCCCACTATAAATAAAATTAAAAAAAATATAGAATGAAAAAAGTTATAAGATTAACAGAATCAGATTTAATGAAACTTGTTAAAAGAATTATTAAAGAACAGGAATGGTCTGATGAAGATGAAACAGAATATTCGTCTATTGAAAAAGAATATAATGACGCAATTAAAAAAATGCCGACCTATAAAAAAAGTTGGGAAGATTATGACGATGACTCTGAAAAATTTATGACGGATTTTGATAAAACAGATTGGGAATCAATAAACCCTATAAGAGACAAATACAGAGAAAAAGGCAGAATGAGAAGAGAATTTAAAAGTAAAGAATGTACAAGTAAATACAAATCTTGTATGGAAAAAGGTTCTGAAAATATGTGTTTAAAACAATTCGAGGCTTGTATAAGAGGTTAATTTAATTTAAAATGTTAGAAACCCACTTCAAAAGAGTGGGTTTTTTTATTTATAACACTTTATTTGATTTTCTAATATTTTCTTCTCCCCACATTGGTTGAAGGTTAGATAGACTCCAACACTTCATAAACTCTTCATCACCGATTTCTTTTATGTTATATAATGAAATAGCTTTTATGTGGTCAACATGCCATTCCCCGTAATTATCCCACGTCATACCGTCTTTAAATTGGTTTTCTAAGTGAGATATTAATTCTTCAGGAGAGTACTTTAAAATGTCAAAATAATGACCGTTTTTTTCTACGTTACTTTCTTTTAATACTTGATAAATGGCAGTTCTGAAATTAGAGATTAGTTTATAGAGGGGGTCAGTATCCTTACGGTGTTTTTCATATTTACGTTTATAATCCCTATGTTTATCTATATTTTTTTCCCTCCATTTTTGGTGGTAAGTATTTAAATGTTCTCTGTTTTCTTTTTGCCAATCTGAAAAATACTCTAAAATTTTTTCTCTATTTTTTTTATAGTATCTTTTATTAGTCTCAGATTTACCACCTGTAAATTTTCTTCCTGATTTACCTACATTAACACCATTTTCTTTTAAAATTCTAATTATTACTGTTTTGTGAATTCCTATTTTTTTAGATATGGTAGGAGAACCTAACATTTCTTCATTATACATTCTAATTATTTCATTAATTGTATTTTGGTCTAAAATAATTTTTTTCATATATTATAAATATAACCATAATATCAATTGTGTCAATATAAATAAAAAAAAAGGTCAGATTTCTCTGACCTTTTTAGGATTTTATTTAAGATTTTGATTATCTCAATTCTCTTAAATCAAATGTACGAACACCATCAACGGTAATTCTTCCGTAGAAGCGGTTATTCACCATTTTTTTCGCGTAACGGGTCATAATACCCTTTATCGGTGTGAAGTTGAATGGATTGTACATTGTAGGAGTTAATTGTAATGGTACATACGGTGCGTAGATGTAACCAGTATCAAGTAACGATGTTCCTTTATGTCCGATTAACACTTGGTTAGGTGGGAAATAAGGGTCACGGTATACTTGGTAACGTCCAGCTAAAGTACCAACTCTTTCAATACCCATGTTGTATTGGTCTTGCTCAGGTGAAGCATTAGATACGTGGAAGTATTCTAAGTCATCAAAGATAGCAGAAACCTCACTTGATACAACAATCCAGTTAGCTCCACCACGAAGTGTTGACTTGTGGATTTGTGCTGACAATTGGTTAATTGCAGTAATCAATGTTTGATTCCAATCTTTCTGAGTGTAAGAAGTTGTTGAAGAAATTCTTCTCCATCCGTTGTAATCCCAACGTAAGTTCCAAGCCGCACCTTTACGTAAGTCACGTAAGATTTCACGGTCAATTTCAGCCGCAACTTGTTCAGATAATAAAGCCGTTAATTCAGCTTCAGCATCGATGTTGTGGAATGCCGCAACGTCTTGAGCTAATTCAGGAGACCATTGTGCTCTTAATTTTCTTTCAGTTACAGAAACAGTTACTGATTCTAAATCGAAAGAAACCTCACCAATTTTGTCTTCGAATTCTAATTCTTCATAACGTCTGAAAGCAGCGTAGAATGAAGTTGTTGTGTTAGCAGTGATTGTAGCTCCTGTATAACCATCTAAAGATGTTGCGTTACAGTCAGCACATACTGGACAAGATAAGTCAACTTCTAAATAGATACAACCGTTAGCATCACAGATGTTCTTAAATGAACCACCGTTACCTGCAGGATTGTTACCTGAAGCCGCTGGCCAATTAGTTTGAGTTGTATTACCGTAGTTAACGATACCTTTACCGTATTGTTGTGTTACCACACGGAACAATAATGGACCTGTAGAGATAGGACAAGGGTTACCATCTTGTGAAGATAAACCTGCTCCTGTGAAGATAATTAAATCAGATAAGAAAGATTCTGTATCCATTTCATTACCATCAGGACCGATTAATTTACCTGCTCCGCTATCAGCAAAACCACACATTTTGATGATGATTTTACGTACGTTAGTTGCAGTAGCGTATTCAGTTGTAGCTGAAGCTAAAGAACCATTTGACCATACTTGAATCTCAGTACTAGCAGTAATTGCTGACCAACGACCTTTTGAATAGTCAAATAAACCTGGAGGGTCTAAAGCAGCTTCATTTCCTTCGTAGAATAAATCGTAAAGGTTTTTAGCGTAAGGAGCACCACTTGTGTAACCAGCGTTTGGATTTCCAGGGTAGTTACCAGGAGAACCTACAGGTGCGTAGTGGTCACCACTTGATACATCACTCCATTGAGTGTTAGTTCCACCACTGTAACCTTGAATTTTTGGTACGAAGTAGAATAATTTACCGATAGGTAAGTTCATAGCTTGAACTGACACGATGTCGTTAGCTAATAATTTAGAGAACACACGTCTAACGATAGGGAATACAACAGTTTCGAAAGAACCTGATGAACCATCTGACGTAGCTTCATTGATTAAGAAAGATGCTTGGTTTTCATATAACTGAGCAACGTTCTCTTTTAGGTGACCTTTAAGGCCTTCTAGGAATCCTAATTTATCCCATTTGTTGATTGTATCTTCTTTGATAACTTTAAGGTGTTTTAAACCGATGTTACCAACAAGACCTGATTCTAATAATGCTCCCATTTTTTAGGTTTTTTGTTTTTTTTTTATTTTATTATTTTATTTTAGTCATTAAATCCTTCATTCTTAAGAATTGTGGATTTTCATAAGTTTTCGACTCAATTAAATTTACTGAACCTGTAGAAGGTGTTTTTTCAATTACACGTTCAACTGATTCGTTCATTGTTTGAGTTGAGGATGGAGACAATTCATCCTTAATTGTTTTATACAAGTTTTTCGATTCTTTTAAAGATTCAACTCCGTCAAATCTTCTTAAGATGTTGATTTTTTCTTGTTTTGAAGTAGAGTGTTCAGTGAACAAACGTGTAGCGTAAGCTAAGTTTGAGTTGAATACCGCAACTTCGTTTAATTTATTTCTGAAAACGTTAAGTGCTTTTCTGTACTCTTCGTTCTTTTCTCTTAAAAGTTCTAATTCTCTCGAATTTTCACTTTCTTTGATTGCGGTGTTAAATTTAGAGTGAGCTCTTGGTTTTGGTAAACCGCCTTTTCTAAACATCGAACCTGAACCTAAAGTACGAGACGCTTCTTTTGTTTCCATTTTTTTAACTGTTTTCTTTACGGGTCTCATTTTCATTTTCATGTTTTCACCTTCTCTGTATTCAAACTTAGCTTTACCTGTTCCCATTGTAGCGTTTCCTTTTTTCATTTTTGTTTTGAAACCACCACTCATGTTAGGTTTTTGATTAAATTTAAATTTAGGTGAACCCATTCCTACCCCTTTTGCTTTTACTTTCATTTTGGATTCGTTCATAGAATCTTCCATGTCTTCTTCTTCCATTTCTTCGTCAGATTCGTACATTTCTTCTTCATCCATTTCTTCTTCATCGAACTCGATTTCATAAACTACTTCTTCATTCTCCTCTTCCTCTTCTTCCTCTTCGTTCATTTCTTCATCATCTTCTGATTTGTCGAATACTTTTGAAACGATGTCTTCGATAGATTCTTCTTCGTACATGTCTGAAGTCATGTCCATTTCGTACATTTCTTCTTCCTCTTCTTCTTCGTACATTTCTTCCTCTTCTTCTTCACCTTCACCAACAATCATGTATTCATTTTCGTCAGTTTTAAGGTTTATGTTTCCTGCATCATCTTTTTTTACAACGATGTTATCATCAGGTCCCATTAATTCGAAAACGCGAAGAACTTCGTCGTCATCTTCGTCAGAAAGGTCAATTACGTCATCATCAGAGGACATATCCATATCCATGTTATCAATATCCATATCCATACCACCCATTTCAGATTCTTCTTCTGAATCTTCTTCAGATTCATCTTCAGAGTCTTCTTCTGAGCCCAT